AAGCTGTACCTCTTCTCTTATCAGCTTCTTTTATCTGTACGTTACTCTTTTCCTCTTCTAGCTTAGTAGTATCTTTACCTGCTGCCTTAGCTTCAGCAATCTCTCTACCCAAATCTGCAGTCAGTGATGCAGTTCGTTCCTTAGATGACTCTGATACTTTCTCATTAGCTGCTAAAGTCTTAGCTGCATTCTCTTCTGCTGCGAATGCTGTAAGTCCTAACCAATCAGTAAGAGCTTTGAATCCTGCAATCAGCATATTGATAGGCATCATCATTGCTTTGATTACATCATCTAATACTCCAAAAGATTTGAGTACTAGAGCTATTACAGCTATGATGGCTACTACTGCAGCTACTATCAAAAATATAGGATTCATTAAGATAGTTATTCCTAACTTTATAAATGCTTTTGATAGTGTACCTATCATACTAGTAATACCACCTATTGACTTAGCTATGTCAGCCTTACCTATACCACCTAATGCTGTAGCAAAAGTCTTAGACTTTTGTGCTGCCTCTTCAAAGTCCAATGACATCAATGAGCTTTTTATACCTCCTATACCATTGCTTACCTGTTCAAACTTAGAGCCTGATGCAAATACAGCAACTGCATCATTAGCATCCTTAATCTTATCAGATAGCTCACCTGCTTTCTGTGCAAGTGCAGCCATTTGTGCAGGATCAGTAGCACTAGCTATAGCTCCTTTTAATTCTCTTAACTCAGCTTTCATCTGAGCTATGCCTTGTATCTTAAGGGGTATTACTACTTCATTCATATACTCTGATTTCTAGTGTGTTGTTAAATAAGTGTGTATCATGATAAGCTGCACTAGGACTATGTAAGTTAGTAGTATTTATCTCAATAGTATTATTATCTCTTCTCTTTGCCATTACTATACTATCAGGCAATACATTGCTTAGCATTACATAAGTCTTATTTAAAGTGAATGCTCCTGCTAATGTCCCAAGATATATACCTACTGATGCTCTAGTCCAAATTATAGGTCCTATAGTATTCTCTATCTCTATCACTGTAGGTGCTGAGGTGCTACTCTGACTAATTAAAGCTATGTACTTAGTGTAGGTAGGTAGTATATCACTAACTGCTCTACCATTGAGTGTGGTAGTCACTGTAAGATTAGTAGTAGCTATGCCATCATTCTCTATACTTAAACCATCTCCCACTACTAAGGCTTTAAGTCCATCACCTACTACATTACCTGAGCCTAAGATAATAGAGTCATTGTTGTTAGTAGTGACATTAGTAGTACTTCTATAGGTTTCCATTATAGATTGAATCTGAGTACCATTACCTGGTCCTACAGGAGTAGTAGTTCCACCTGCAAAGCTAGGCAAATCTATCTCAGTTTCTAGGCTTATTAGTTCTACTTTGGTAGGCACTAAGTCATTAGCATTGTAATCTATAATTTTATTAATACTCCACCATGAATTGTCTATCCTTATCTTATCATTCAGCTCCATGTGTTGGATGTCTACCTCATAGAGTAGAAAGTATGCAGTCAATAGCTTACCTCCATTTATCTGAGCTACTGTTCTCCTCCAATATGAATTGTAAAGATTGTTATTAGTGTTCTGAGCTACCTGATAATAGTAGTACTGACATTCTGCAAAGTTAATATCAAAGATAGGATTAAATGGATCAGCTCCTCCAAAGTGTGAGAGGTATGGATAGAGTCCATTTGTAGATGTTGTAGTATCATAGCCTGAATTTATCACTACATTCTGAGCAGTTACCTGTCCATTATCATATAAGATTCTTATATTAGTCTTAGGTGCTGCACCATTTAGTAATGGTAGGAATGCACCGAATACTGTAGGCTGTACAGGTGTAGGTGAGAAGATAAGCTCTTTCACATCTATACCTTTCACATACTCATTCTCAAATGTTACCTCTACCTGCCCATAGATTTCTCTAGTCACATCAGTATAAACTGTATTAGGTGAATCAGTATCTGCCTTGTAGCTGAGTCTTAGCTTCTTATTGTTAAGCTCAGGGATAAAGATCATAGATTGCTCTTTGTCTTTCATCAGTTTGTTAGTCCAATCTACTCCCTTACCTGAATCATAATACTCATCTCTATGCAATAGAATTAGATTGTTTTCGCTGTTAGGATCACTTGTAGCATAAAGATTATACATCATGAATACACTCTTAATGAAATCTGATTGCTTAATCTTCTCAGGTATAAAGGTATTCATGGTAGTGATACCACTTACTAATGGAATGTTATCAGATGGTCTGATTTTTAACTTTAAGCTATTAATAACCACCTTAGCTGTAGGTAATACAAAGGGGCTTGGACCTGTTGTCTCAAATGTTAAAGCATTAGCATTAGGATTAATTACTACCATTTTAACTATTTGCAAATCATTTACATCTATGCCTCCTATACTATCAGTAGTTGCATTAAAAGTAAATATTTCAGTTCTACTTACTATGGCATTATCTCCTACTACTAAAGGATTACCACTATCATATATATTTAATGGTATTGGATTGCTTTGAGTAAATGTATTATCAAAGCCATCTACATTAGTTAAAAATCTTATGCTAAAATCAGCAGGTAAGTTAATTACATAAGTTGCAATAAAACACTCCTGAGTGCAATTAATTACAAAATCATAATCTAATGTAACCTCATATATATAAGATTCCCCTGAGCCATTGCCTACCCATTGAGGAGTAGTGTAGTTACCTGTAGATGGATTAAATATATTTTGTTGATCTAAGGTCTCAGTGTATCCTGTAATCGTTTGATATCCACCTGCAGATCCATAAGCCCATGTTTTTATTAATTGAGCTCCTACAGGATTAGCAGGAGTAAAAGTTTTAGTAAAACTATTTCTCTCTGCATTGACTTCATAATCATTCCAATCCACTACATTCTGATCACCATTGTATGGAATCAGTAGCTTATCAAAGTTAGCATCTGCTAGTCCATCCCAAGTATAACTATAGCCTGATGTAGCAAAGATTCTATCAAAGTAAGTCTTAGCATATATAGCAGGCTTAAACCAATTTAGCTGATACTGATTGTCTATATTAAATGGCATCACATACTTATACCCCTCTGTTACTGAATAGTCAAAAGTATTAATCACTACATCAGCATCTACAAAGTGATCTAAGTCTGAGAAATCTATATCATTGAGATACTTGTTAGAGATGTCAGTAAAGAATGTACCTCTATCCTCCTTAATCAATACCTCATATTCCACCATCTGCTCATAGGCTGATGTGAGCTGTGACTTCTTAATGTTAATGAGCTGAAGAGTTGCGTTAGTCATAACAGGTATACCATCCTGAATAACATCACAGCTAGTGAGCTGATTAATATTAAAAGTGCCAGCTTGAATGTTTACATCATAGTAGTGATTCAACAGGTTATTGTTGTTACTATTGCCTACTAAAGTAATGGTCTTACTAAAGTTGCCTGTTCTCTTAGATATATCTCTAATATCCCCTATGCTAAAGTTAAGAGGGAATGATGTACCCTCTTTGACATCTAGGTAGCCTGTGCTAAGTTGTATCCTAACCATTGATAGGAGTATTAAGTGCTAGCTTAATAGTTACTGATTGCTTAATTAGATTCTTGTTTCGCTGTCTAAAGTTCTCAAAAGATGTAGCCTCTATAGTGCAAGCTCTTGTTTCTGTACCATTATAGTAGAACACTTGAGGGGATGTCAGTAGCTCTTGGAATCTATTAGCATCATATTGATCCATCCAATTAGTATTCAATTCTAAGGTATTAGATACATTAGTATTTAGTGTTCTGTTGCCTATAGCATAATTATCATACACCCATTCGCTATCTACTACCTGACCATCTACATGCTGATTATACATCTCTCTAGTTATCTGACCTTTCTCATAAGTCTTTAGTTGGAATGCAAAGGATTGGAATGATCCCATTCTATCTAGGTAGTATAATAAATCATCATTGATAGTACATCTATTATCATACTTAAAGTAGTAGTTAATTACAGAATTATCTCCTTTTATTTCTACACGAAAATTCTGAGTAATAGGAGTTTGATATGGTACATTTGTAGTCACTACAAAATTATATAATCCATCATCAGCAAATCCTACTGCAGTAGGTGGTATTAATTCATTATTATTCCAATCATAATAAGTAACGTAATAAGTATCTACACTATATGTTCTAACCATTAAATAATAAAATTGACCTGTGGCAATAGATGCTGCACTAGCTTGAGTATTACCAATCAATGATGTCAAAGCATTACTAGGAGTAAGTGTAGTATTATACTCTGTAGATGGGAATAATCCTTGAGCATAGATACCTAAGCTATAAGCTCCATTGAATACCTCTAGCTCTGATAGAGCCACATCATCTATAAGTATTGTCTTTCTTAAATCTGCATAGGTAACAGTGCCATTGATAGTGGCATCAGTGACATCAGCATATAGAGCATTAATAGTAAAGTTGTTAGCAGTAGCAGATAGTACTGTATGCAATCCCTCTACTGTAGGATTAGCAGCTATTCCTCCAAATGCCTGAGTAATACTAATCTGATCACCTGCTACAAAGCCATGAGCTGTGAATGTTATCTGAACATTGCCAGCATTATTTGCTAGTGATGTCCCATAGTTTATATTATCTATATACTCAAAGCCAAATCGGATATCATATTGATACCATGACTCATTGACTTGCTCTACTGCAAAATTCCATGTAACCAATGACTGCATAAGCCTAGAGATATCCTGCTCACCATACCCTGTACCGAATACAGGTAGAGTCTTATACTGAGCTATTACAGTAGCTGAGGTTGCAGGATAGACCGTAAAGATATATCTGAAGCCAGGCTCATTCTTATAAGCATTATCTATGATATACTTAATAGGATTGTAAGCAGGCATCATTACAGATGGCTGTGCTATGATTGTAGTAGCAGGCATCTATTCTCCTCTTAAAGATTTCAACTCTTCATACAAGGCTAAGAGCTGTGCTTCTTTCTCTTGTATTAGTTCTTCTGTTGTTCTTTCAATAACATCTACAAGTTCTTCTATATAAGTGCCTTGCTCGTTATAATATCCTATTTGTGCTTTCATCTTATTTTATTTATATTGTATGTATTCTGACAGCTCGGACATTCATACCACCGCTGTTCTTAGCTAATCCGTTTTGACCACCATTAAGGAAAGTAATTGAGTACGCATTACTTGCATTAAACTCCGTAGAACTCCAATATTGATTAAACATACTACTAAAACCATTAGTTCCTCCTAAAACTTTATTCACAATAGCCGCTGAATTATAACACATATTTAACTCCCATAGTGAAGGTAGATACCAATCTGAAAAACCACCACCTGCAAAAAGTCTTGCTATTCCTGCAGCATAAAATGTAGTTGCAGGAAGACCTGTTTGTGCTATAATTGCATTAGTATTTGTAAGACCATCAAATAAACTTTGACCTGTAGCACCTACTGCAGTAGTTTGTTGTGCAGGTACTGTCCAAGGTAAACCTATACCTAAATTTGTCAAACTTGCAACAAGAGCTTTATTAACTCCAGCATCATTAAATACTGCAACAACTATTCCCCCACCAATTTGTGCTCCTATCTGTGTACCACCTCCTCCACCTGAAGAATTAATAGTCTGATTAGGGAAAGTCCCTGTAATAGTTACACCCGTTCCTGCTACCAAACTAGGTGTTGCTGTGCCTGTACCTCCATTCGCTACTGCTACAATTCCTGTAACATTGGCTGCTGTGCCTGTAGTATTCTGATTCAAGGTAGGTACATCTCCTGCAGTTAAATTAGCTCCTACTGTTACTCTACCTTTAGCATCTGTAGTGACTTTAGTATAAGTCCCTGCGGTACCTACTGAGGCTAATGTAGCTGTACCTAGAACATTTGCAGAGCCATCAAATGCAGGGGATGTATATGCTACATCACCATTCATAGATATTGTTCTAGCTGTTGCTAATGTAGCAGTAGAGCCTGCCGTTCCTGTAGTGTTTTGATTGAGTATAGGGAAATCAGCAGCTACAGCTATACTAGGTACACCTGTGCCTGTTGTGTTCTTTAATATCCCTGTATTAAGATTAGATAATATAGTGCCATTGATACCTTTAACAGTTAAGCCTACATTCCCTGTAGCATCCCCTGTATGAGTTGCATTACTTACTAAGCCACTATATTGGCTATTAGTAGCATTGTCACCTGTATTAGTGCCTGATAGATTCGCTACAGCTCCATTAGCTAGCATTGCATTAGAGATAGCTCCATTAGCTATAGCTGTTGTATTGCCTACACTTGTAACAGGACCTGTAAGATTAGCATTAGTTGTAACCGTTGCAGCATTGCCTGTAGTACTTTGATTCAAAGTAGGGACATCAGATGCTACCATAGCTCTGAATGTTGGTACTCCTGCAGTTCCATTAGGTGCAGCTAGAATATGATTAGCAGTCTTTGAAGCATAAGGATTCTGAGTATCTCCATAAGCTGAAGCTAAGCTAATATCAGGAGTACTAGTTCCTGTAGCTACTACAGGTGCTGTTGCTGTAAGTGATGCTACACCTGGAGTCACTACTAAGTTGCCACTACCTAGAACAGAACTACCATTAATAGTCTTGATGTTAGTGCCACTTACTAAAGTGTCCTGCTTTGAAGCTAAGATATTAGCACCTGTCACTGACTTTGTTACATAGCCACCTGCACCATTACTCTCACTAATTTCTACTAAGTCAGTAGCCGCTATAGGTGTACCTTTTGCTGTTAATTGACTAATTTTAATATTTGCCATAATTTATTGTATTACTCTGTTATCTAAGTCCTCTGTTATTCTTTGATCACTAATCTCAGTTATTCTGTTGTCAGTTGCTGGAGGACCTCCCCCTGCAACCAATAGCCATGCCTCTAGCCAATTAGCATTGATTGTGACTGTACCTCCTAGCTCTAAGACTATATTCATAAGATGGTCATCTGATGTACCAGGATCTCCACCTACTACAGATAGTATATCTCCTATTAAGTTTTTAGAGTTAGATACATCTATACCATAATGATTAGCTATAGCAAATATGTAAGATTCATTCAATGGAGGATAAGTCCCTACTGAATATGCTGTAGCAATGTCTCTAAGTATATCATTACTCATAACTATATTATATTAAGATAGGTTTTTGTTTAGAACGAATAATAGGAGTCATCGGTATAATACTCCTGTCTGATGTAAGTGGTAGCATATCGTATTGCATCCATAGCATCATCATATAATTTAACAGGCTCATCCATGATTTGGTCTCCTATTTTCTTCCACTTATAATTCTCATACTCTTTCATTATCTGCTTATCCTCCTGACAAAATACTCCAAAGGTCTTAATGTTATCTATGCCTTTCTTTACTACCTTATTAGCATTATGCACATCATACCCTGCAGTATTCATCTCTGCTATTATCTCAGGTCTTGAGTAATCTGCCATGATCTCTATATTCTTATCCACATTCAAGCTATCCATCTTCTCTATGAGCTGAGTAGTGGTGAGGTAGCTCTCATAGATAATCTTCTCAATGAAGATATCATTGTCACAGTAGTAGACTCTGACTAGAGCAGTAGGGTGATTGTATCCAAAGTCTAAGCCATAGACATACTTAACGAACTTAGTTGGTCTATGAGCTATGAATGTCCAATTAGAATAGATGTTACTCTTAGAGATAGCTTTCTCACCTAGAGCATATATCTGATACATTGCCTCATCAGTTCTCTTTAGATCCTCTATCTGCT